ATGAAGAGAGACAATTTCCCCGTGCTACGTCATCGAAAGTCTGAGGATGGCCGACATGCAGTCGACGCCTCGCTACGCGTGCTCATCCTCCCGTCTGAGGACGGTGGGTACGTTGCTCAGGGCTTGGAGATCGACTACTTGAGTACAGGCCGCACTGTCGACGAAGTTCGTCAGAACTTTGCCGATGGCCTTCTTCGAACCATCGAAGCCTACTTGAGGCGTAATAGGCCGCTGACGGCTCTCTTTGCGAAGGGCAAAACGCCGCCAGAGGCGTGGAACCTTTGGCTTCAAAGTGACAACCACGATGTGCTGACCTGCGGGACTGTTGTTGAGCTTGACATCCCTCAGGACACTGGATTCTTTACATCACTCGCTTTCCGCGAGGCTGAGGTGGCTCACGCTGCATGAGGATTCGTAAAGGGCCATGGGACGGCGCTCAACCCAGGACACATGTGTTAAATGTGTTGAGAACGCACGGGGTTGAGGTGATTGCGCAAGGAAACGACTGGTACGAACTGGTCGATGCTGATGGCGATCCTGAGGTGCTGCTGATCACGAACCCGGTGTTTCCAGACATGGTGGTGAAGATCTGGGAGCGCTACGGTTCCATTCACGAGTTTGAGATCACGGATCTAGTGCGAAGGCATTGAGGAAGCCCCGCGTTTCAGCGGGGCACTCTGCGTCGTTTTCTTAACGTATGACTATGCGGGCTACTTGATGCCCGAATGCATAAGCTCGGGCTTCCAGACAGCCGCGGCCTTCGCGCCCGCATCGGGGACCATCGACGGGATCCAACGGCCGTACTTTTTCGCTGTGATCGTCCAGTCCCGATGCCCCATCTGCCGGGCCACCCACATGACGTTCTCGCCAGCGCTGAGCGCTTGTGAGGCGAAGGTGTGGCGCATCTGATACGGGTACCGGTACCTCACCCCGGCCTTGCGCAGCGCGCGCTGCCATTCGCCAGCGCGGATGCTTTGGTCGGACCCCCATCGGGCATTCGTCCTGGGATCGTGGAAGACGAACTCGCCGGCGGTGGCGGTGTGGGCCCGCTGAGCCTTCAGGGCGTCGATCGCCGGCTGCAGCAGCTGCACTTCGCGCACGCCGGACTCGGTCTTGGGGGCCTTCATCTTGCCCATGACCCAGGCGCGCCGGATCTTGACTGTGCCCTTGCGCCAATCGATGTCCGACCAGCAGAGACCGATCATTTCCGAGGTGCGCAGGCCCGTGGCAAAGTTGAACTGGCAGTAATTGCGGACCTGGTCCTCGCGACAGGCGGCCAGGATCGCCTGGACTTCCTCCGGCGTGAAGGGGTCGACCTCCTCGCGCGCGTTGGCCTTGGCGCGCCGCTTCACCCGGAACCCGTCGAGGGGATTGCTGGGGATCAAGTCGTCGGCTACGGCCTCATCGAGGGCGCCGCGGAGCGGGCCCAGAACGTTGTTGATGCGCTTGGCCGACGTCGACTCGTCGAATGTGGCCACCAGCTCCTTCAGGGCGATACGGTTGAAGTCACGCAACGCAATCGCTCCGCAGCGCGGCACCAGGATGTTCTCGACGATGCGCCGGTAGCCAATCAGGCTGCTGTGCTCGAGCTCAGGCTCCTTCTGTGCCAGCCACCGAGTCAGCACCTGCTCCAGGGTGTCGAGGGCCGCTGGCTTCTCTGCCACCTGCACCGCGCGCTTGCTGCCGGGGAAGTGGGTGGCATAGTCGAAGGTGCCTTTCTCGATCTCGACCTTGATCTGCCCCAGCAGATTTTCGCAGTAGCGCAGATTCCGAGCGGTCGGGGCGAGCTTGATCCGCTCACGGCAACGCTTGCCCCTATAGTAGAAGTCTATTGCGATGCTGCTCTGTGTAGCTGGCCTGACGCCGCCTTGCCGTGCATTACCCACTCTTCGTACCCCTCCAGGTCGATCAGGTTTCTTCCATCTGGCGCCTTGATGAAGACGGCGCCCTCCAGCCAATCGCCACGCTTGATCTTCGAGTTGACCGCGTCGACCGTGTAGCCGGTCAGCGTCTCGAACTGTTTGAGCGTGACGAACCGGACCGGGCGCAGGTTCGCGGGGGATCCGGGCCTCGGCAATCCTCGTGCGGGGGCGTCGTAGTTACTCACGAGGGATCTCTGGTAGCCAAGCTGTGGAGCTCTCGAGCGAAGTCATGGGAGAATCACTCAGGTCTAAGCGCAGAAAGGGGATGCGGGTGAGCACATGTTTGGTGGCTGCTGATCTAGGCAACTTGGCCGATTGGGCAGGTGTCCTGATGGCTTTGCTATCCATGGTCGCGGCCTGGGCATCGGTTTGGGTTGGTGTCTTTGCGGTGTTGGCCACAACAGTCGTTGCAGTCCTTGCCTATCGGACGTCTCGCAAAGCGACGTCGATTGCTGCCGAGGCGACAAGAATCGCCAAGCAGCAGCACCTGGAAATCGTTGGGGCGAGGGACGGCAACGCTCGGATCGTCGCTCGAGTGCTGGTACACGAGGTCTCGGAATTGCCGACGCAGCTGTATATCCTGCATCAGCACTGCATCAGGGCTCTGAATCGAGGTGCTCCAACAACCGAAGAGGAGGTCGGTTTCTTGGAGCGCACATTCCGGTTGGGGGAGCAATCGCTTCTGCCTGGTACCGAGAAATCGGAAGATAGACTTCACTACTTGCCAGAGAACATTGGGAATGATCTCGCAGTGTTGATTGGGTACAGCCGCACATTGAGCGCAAACTGCAAGACGTTGCTTTCGCAGGTGAAGACGCACACTCGCACTAATCACTTCCCTGCAGAGATAAGGGTGTTTGCAGGCTCGATGGAGCAGGTAAGAAGTCTCAAGGAGTACGTCGAAGTTTTCTCTGCCTATTGCATGGAAACAGCTGCAAACGTTCGAGCGTTCTCTGGGGCAGAACCCTACGATTTCTCCAAGTTCGATCTCCGCGCGGGGAGGGGAGAGCGCCCATAGGTGCGCGTTGTTGGCGATTAAGCCAGTATTGAGGTCGTTGCGGTCCTCACGCATTGGTGACCTCGGTCAGTTGGATAGGTATGGCGATGTCGGCTGGCAGTCCTGACGGCTCGGCAGTGTCGGCGGCATCGTCGTAGGCGCGGATCGCGCGGGCGATCGCGTACAGGCGCCAGAGGAAGTGGAAGGTGTACTGCTGCAGCGAGGATGCGTATTCCCAGGCGTCAGTGATGCGAAAGTCGCTGTAGTCGGGGTCGCTCGGCGCGAAGTCCGACATCGCCTTGATCGCGTTGCACAGGGCGTCGTGATCCTCCGAGTCGTTCAGCACTTCGACCTCGAGCTCCTGCCACAACCTGGCCACCCACTCCGGCGTCGACGTGTCCGGATCCGCCAGATCGTCGGGGTCCACACGTTCCTCAACGTGCTCTTTGAACAGGCGGGTCACCAGCGCGCGGAAGAGTGCCGCGCTGAATTCCTTCTTCTCGCCGTCGTTGGCCACGCACTTCTCTGCCCAGTAGCCATCGTTCACGAACAGGCCGCCGGCCTTTTCGTGCTCGGCGGGCTTGGCACGGAAGAACTCGAACATGTCGTGCAGGCGGCTGAAAACGGCAGTGCCCATGTCGCCGGAGATCGCCAGGTGCCCGGGCCAGGTCACGATGTCGAAACCGTAGCAGTAGGTTCCGGGGCGACGGAACTGCAGGTGGCGGTGCACGCCGTCGTCGACCACGATCCGTAGCTCGTGGGTGGCCGTATCGGCGAGGAAACGGGGGAGGACGTCACTGCGGTTCATGCGGATCTCCGGAGGGTGCGGCCGAGAGCTGAGCGGCCTTCAGGGCGGTTTGCCAGGCAGGGACTGGGCGGCCCTCGGCGTCGAGCAACTGCAGCAGGCCAGGCCGGTGGCCAGCGACGATGCGGCCGCCGGCGTGTAGCACGTCCGATACCTGGGACTTCTTGGTCAGGGGTACCGTTCGCAGATGGTTCGAGGTCATGGCCAGCATCGTTTGAACCCCTTCTCAGCCAGGTAGCACCTCTCAGAAAGGTCGTACCGCATCTGCTCGGCGCCTGCGTGCTCCTGGTAGGTTCGGATGTCAATGCTTGCCTGCGGCACGCTGATGCCGAAGTAGTCCACGAGGGCGCCGCGGTTGAGCCGGCCGTAGTGGTCCAGCAGGAAGTCGATGAAGCGCAGGCGCTGCTCGAGCGCGAAGTTGCGTTTGCGGTCAGCCATTGCGACCCCAAGGGTTCTTGAAGTTGAAGACGTCCTGGAGAAAGACCCAGGGTCGAGTAAGGCCGAGGTCAGCAATCCATGCGGGGACGACGTTGCAGACCTCCCACACCTCCAGGCCATCCGCCTCCCAGTCGGGGATGTGCTTGGGGTCGCCCATGAACTCGAAGCTCCAGGATTTGTGCTTGCCCTTGACGTGCAAGGACAGGAGTTTCTTTGCCATGGTCAGCGCCTCTGGCCGACAGGCAGCGAGGGGATCTGCTGCGGCTCGGCAACTGCGGCCGTCAGGTTCCCGGTTTCGTGCGCCAACCGGATCGCGTCGAGCTCCACCTTCACCGCGCCGATGTAGGTGGTGGCCACGATGGTGGTGGCCTTGGCGCGCTCGATGACCTGGCCCATCTGCTCGGCGTTCAGATCGTCGTCGCCCAGGCGTTCGAGCATGGCCACCAGGTGGTCGCGGACATCACTGACCTTGTTCTTCATCTTCTTGCTCCTTGATTCGCCTCCTGACACGGCGGGTGATTCGCGCCTTCAGGTGGACCAGTTCTTTCAGTTCCGGAGGGAACCGGTTGTGGTAGCTGTTGCGCCGCATGTTCTCGGCGAGGGTCACGGTCTCGAGGCGATCAGCAGTGATCTCGGCGGCGACGAGTGTCTTCAGGCCGGGCCGGAACACCACGATGTGTCCTTCCGGTACCGGGCCGTTCGCTGCCTCCCAGACCATCACGTGCACCGGACGCCAGCGATTGACCGGGAACACGCCGGGGTCGTCTGTGACCTTGCGCATCAGCACCTTGCGCTTGGGATCCACCTTCTCGGTCCCGATCGGCACGTAGTTGCGTGCCTCGCTGGCCGGCCGCCCCTTCTTGAACTGGGTTTCCCGCATTCGGCCGGCGTGCCAGCCCGGCCTGCGCAGTCCCTTGTTGGGTGGTGTGGTGCCGGGCTTGAAGCGCGAGGCAATCGAGCCCGGCTCCTGTGTCCCGTTCCAGAGCGCGGCCAGCGGCTGGGTGTGGAAGTCGTCGGCTTTCTTCAGCCCCAGCGTCGCTGCCCGTCGGTACACCGCCGCACTGGGCCTTTCCAGCACGTGGGCGATCAGGAAAGCAGGGAAGCGCGGCCAGTTGAGCCGCAGCGTCTCGTCCTCGTCGGCGGTCCATGGTCGGCGCGCGTTGGGGTGTGACTTGCGCACCATGGCTCACGGGGTCCAATCCGAGCTGTTCGGGACCTGGATCTGCTGCCGCGCGCGCTGCCGGACTGCTTCCTTCCGGAAGTACGCGCGGTGTTCGATCTTCTGCCCACGGACGCGGAAGCCCCAGCTGCAGGCGCGGGGCGGCAGGGTCAGCACCACGGTCCAGGTGCCCTCGTGCTGCAGGTCCTCGGCCAGCGCAATGCGGTGCCAGCCCTCGGCGCGGCGGAACAGCAGTTGGCCAGCGCCGTACCAGGTCGACGAGTAGGGTTCCTCAGCGATCGCCGACGGCACCGCATCCGGTATCGCCGGCAGCGGCCCATCGAAGGGCCGGTGCTCGAAGTACCCGCCGCGCAGAATCAGGCTGAAGAACGACCAGGGGTGATCATGGAAGACGCCGCCTTGGTCGCTGCTGCGGATGTGATGAAGGCGCAGGGCCAGCCAGGGGCGGGGCTGGCCGCGGTCGTCGACGCCGGCGCGGCCAATGCGCAGCAGCCAGAAGCGATCCATGTACGGCGTGCCGTCCGCGTTGACCAGGTGGAAGTACGGCGTGCGGGCCCCACGCTGTATCAGTGCGGTGGCAAGGCGATCCAGGAGGCGGCGCCCCAACGTGCGCGGCGCCGCCTGCAGATCAATGTAGTTGCCGCAGCGGCCGCACGACTCCATATCCGGCCAGTCACGGGCGCACCCGAACAGGGCGCAGATGAAGGCGCGCAAGCGGCTCACGGCCGCTCACCCTTGTGGATCGGGGTCAGCCCGCTGGATGCGTTCAGGGTGCCAGCCTGGATCTGGCGCATGCGGCGGGCGCGCTCGGCACGGCCGCCGCCGGCCGGTGCCCAGGTGGTGCGGTGTCGTTGCGGCATGCGGCGCACAGGTGCTGCGGGTGCTACGGGGTGCGCCCGCGGCTGGCTCAGCAGGCTGGCCAAGAGCATGTTGAGGAATGGACGGTGGCTGGTCACGAGGATCGAATGCATTGGGGCCTCAGGCGTAGGTGGTGAGGTGGAATTGCTCGCGGACCAGGTCGTACAGCCGGCCGACCTCGGCGATCTGCAGAGCGAAGCGGGCATCGAGCTCGGCGCGCCGGCCGTCTTCGTCCCCGTACTGCAGCTGCTCGACGGCACCGTCCAAGAAGCGGAGCTTTCGGACGATCAGGTCGTCGCCAAGAACGAAGGACAGGTGGTCCTCCAGCACCAGGGCGAGCTTGGTGACCTGCTTGCCGGTCTCCAGGTGGAGATCGACCTCGTCGCAGCGCAGTTCGTGGTGCTGGCAGCGGACGATGGCGCCGCCTTCGACCGGGTCGCGAAGCTCGCATTCCTCGCCCAGGCTGAGGCCTTCGGGCAAGGACTCGCCGGCGAGCCAGCCGGTCAAGATCGCCCGCGGCGACACCTCAGCGTTCAGGGGGAGGGCGGGGAAGCTACCGACCACGTTGCGCAACTGGCTCATGGCGCTCTCGCCGGTCTTGCGGCTGCTGGTGTCGACGAACACGACACCGCGCTGGTGGTCCAGGTAGAGATCCGTGCGGGTAGGGCGGATGAAGGCCCGCGGCAGCAGCTCGTGCAGCAGATCGTCCTTGATGCGCTTCCGCTCGCGGCCGCCGGGGCGGCGCCCCTCTTTTTCTTCGATCTCCAGCAGCTTGAGTTCGAGCAGGTTGCTCACCACGGCCGGCGGCAGGATCTTGTCTTCGGCGCCGATGGCCATCCACACGCAGCGGCCGATCTCGTGCGACAGCAGCTCCTTCTCTTCGCGGCCGAATGGCGAAATGAAGCTGGCGGAGCACATTTCCAGCGGGCCTACCGGTTTCAGGACGCTCGCCTGCAGGCCGTCCTGCCAGTCGAACATCTGCAGCTGCGGATAGGTGAACATCGTGAGGTTGCGGAAGAACATCAGGTGTCTCCGGTCTGTTCAGAAGTGACGCTGCTGCCTTCGGGCAGCTCGGAAAGGCCCAGGGTGTAGAGCGCGTCGTCGATCGCGGCCGATTCGGATTCGGCGTTGACGCTGTGCGGTCTGGCCACGCCCGGGATGTGGACGTGGAAGAGCCTCATGGTCGGCAGGCCTCGGCGATGCGCTGGAACTTCCGGGCCCAGGTGGCCAGGTCCGGCTTCAGTCCTGCGCTCCAGGCGATCTGGAAGATCGAGCCGAAGCGGATCCGCAGCGCGCGCCACTGGTCCGGTGGTGCGATACACACCGCGCGCTGGTAGCGCTGCACGCGCGCTGCGGCAGTGATCGCCGGCGGCATGCGGTCCAGGTCGTGCTGCACGATGGCGTCGACGCCATGGCCTAGGAGGTGCAGGTCTGTCGTCATGACATCGCCCTCCCGTGCACTACCCAGAGCAGGTCGGCCAGTGCCGGCGGCACGGGGGACATGGCGCGCGCCTCGTAGAAGGCGGCTTCGATGATCTGCTCGAAGGTGCGGCCGTCAGGGGCGCGCGCGGTCTCGCCTTCAACCTTCAGGAGGCGGGCAAGGTAGTCCTTGCTGGCGGAGCCCAGATTCCCGACCAGGTCATCGAGGTCGATCTCCGCGTCGACGGTCATGGTCACCGAGTTCATGACAGCACCGCCCGGGATCCAAGCGTTGCCACGACACCCAGCACGAAGCCCGCCGCGCCGCCGATGGCCAGGACTCGCCGGAACAGCACGGCGGTGGCCTCCGCAATGATCTCTTCCGTCCTCATGCGGCACCGCCTTGGGCGTGTTCGGCGAGGAAGGCCTGCAGCTTCGGCACCAGGGCATCGGGTATGTCGAAGGATGCCGACCCGACCCACAGGGCTGCAGAGGGAAAGGTATCGCCGTCAGCCGGATCCACTCGCGGCAGCTGGCCGGGGACCGCGGTTGCGAAGGCAATTCCGCGGTGATTCCTGTTCTTGCCGACGAAGGTGTAGAGCGACATGCACCAGCTTCCGTCAGGATTTCGGGTGAGGCCGAGGTTCGCGCCGAAGCATTTGGCGGTGAATTCAACTTGGGCGCTCATGCAGCACCGCCTTGGGGCATCACGAAGCGGTAGCCGCGCAGGCGGATGGTCTCGATTGCGTGCTTATGGCCAGCAGCTGAGAGCTTGCGGCGCACGCGCGAGACCAGCACCTGAAGGACGTTGGACTCGCGCGACGGCGGCTTGCTGTCTGGGTACATCGCCGCATGCAGCGCATCGATTTCCACGAGGCGATCGGGGGTCGCGACAAGGGCCTTCATCACGACGGCCTCGGTGCGGCTCAGCTTGATGGCCTTGCCGGCGATCAGCAGGCGCTGGCGCGCGACGACCGCCATGGCGCCTTCGGCGTTAGGGCCTGCAGCTGCGGCGCAGCTGCTGCAAAGGTCGGCCCCGGCCCAGGAGCAACCACCGGGGCAGGCCTGCAGCTCAGTGCAGCTGCAGACGCGGCAGTGACGTTCGGTGGCGGCCATCAGTGCACCTCCACGAAAGCCAGGTCATAGATGACGCACCGCGCCCGGGCCACCACGGGGGAGGTGGCTTTTTCCGTCGACAGGGGGACGACGGTATTGGCCCGGGCGCAGGCGTCGGGGGAAACGGAGTAGGTGCCGGCGACAACCGCGTCGACGGCATCGAGCGCAAGCTGCCAGCGGTAGGGAGAGAAGTCCTTGGCCAGCGCGGCGGACACGCCGGCGGCGCAGTCCGGCACACGGCCGGTGTCGTTGAAGCCGTTGAGCATCGCCTGGGCAATGGTGGTGCGCAGGCCCCAGTCGTTCTCGCTGGCCAGGGTATAGACCTCCAGCGCCGCGCAGATGCGCGGGCTGGTGATCACCAGTGCAGCTGGTGCCCGGACGGCCTGGCCGGGTTCGTCTGTGGAAGGGGACGATGGGGAGAAGAGTGCGCCAAGGCCGGTGGCCCCGAGAGCCCCCAGTGCCAGGTACAGCGACGAAGACAGTGCAGACATGTGCTCAACCATCCGTGCTTGGGATGGCTAGCAACATAGTGATAGATCATCCGTCAGTCAAGCACTAAAATGATAGATTGATGTGATGTGATGCTAAGCAGCTGATTGATCGAGCTTTAGTGGTTGGTCAGCCGCATCACTTCGAGGGACAGACCGGGCGTGATCTGGCCGCCTGCCGCGGTGCGTAGGTCAAACATGGCGTCGGCGAAGTGCTCGGCGCGGACTCGGTCACTTTGCATAGCGCAGGTCCAGAACACTGCGAGTTTCAGCAGTGCCGCATCAAATTCGGACTGAACGAGCTGCTGTTGAAAGCGTTCTTTGACGAGCTTGTTGGCGTGGTCACGCCAATGGGATGGAAGGTTGAAGGTAACCACGCGTGTATGACGATGGATGAACACATCCGCGCCCGTCTGCATTGTCACAACGCCCGCCGCACTGCCAAGAAAGTCGAGTATTCCCATGGCTGCTCATGTCCCTGTGTTCTTGATCGGAACGGTCGCGGGAACCTGGGCATAGCGAACTTCAGCATCCGCCACCCGCAGAATTGTTCGGCGCCCCTCTGCTGGCACGGTGGCGAAAGCGTCCACCAGGCGCTCGATTTCCTCGTCCATGAGGTTGTCCAGCGTGATGTCCTGAACCAGCAGCTTCCAAGGGGTGATTTTGAAAGCGTCGGCAAGCTTGTCGACGGTCGAAGATGTCGGGTTCTTGGAGGCGCCGTCCGGGCTCAGGAGCCCCGACAGGAGAGTTTGCGCAACCCCGGCTTTGCGGCCGAGTTCGGCCTGCGAGAGGTTCAGGTGCTTCATCAATCGGCGCACATTGGCGGCGATGACATCTGCACTCGAGGGACGTTTAGCCATACCTACCATGCTAGTGATGGCTGAACGCTCTTCGATGCTTGATTGCCTAGCATTAGAATGATAGGTTGGTGTCATGGACGCCGATACCCTCTTGCATCAAACCGTGGTGCGCCTGCGTGCGCATGAAGGGAAGTACGCCGAGATCGCCCGGCAGAGCCCGGACATCGGCTATTCGTGGCTGACGAAGCTGGCGCACGGGCAGATCACGAATCCGACGATTGCCAGCCTTCAGCAGCTGATCGAGGCGCTGAACGCTTTCGAGGGCCTGGAGCGGGGCGGCCTGGCCGAAGTGGTGGCGCAGGCGGATCCGGTTATGGATCCGGTTATGGAACGGCGCGCCGAACCGAGCGGCGATGTGGACGCCGGCCGCATCGTGCCGCTGGAGACAGCCTGATGGACACGCGAAGCCTTGCCAATCCTCAGGATGGGGAGCTCAACGGGCATCAGGCTCTCGTTGGGCGGGTCGTCTTGGCCGACTGGGTGGACTCCCACCGGGCCGATGGGTGGCATCACGGCGACGTGGATGCCTCGCCGCTGGCCTGCCGGTCGGCAGGTCTGCTGGTCGCTGCATCGGCCGAGGCGGTGGTGGTGGCTGGTAGCTGGTCCAGGGAAAAGGAACCTCAGCGCTGCGGCGCTATGACGATTCCGACCAAGGCCCTCATTGCGCTGAGGGCCTTGGAATGACGCTGATTACTTCTTCTTCGGCTTGTTCGGGGCCTGGGTCAGCGCGGATGCCGCGACCGACTTCACTGCCTTCGATGAGCTCGGATTGCTCAACAGCTTGGACGCAGTGGTTGCGACCTTCTTGCCGGTCTGTTCGTTCTTTGCCATTTCGACGTTCCTTGAACTGTGCGGTGGATTCCGCACGGCCAATGGTAGCCATTGCTGGGCATACGTGGGGAGGCCGCTATGGTCGCTGAGACCCCTCGGGGCAGCCGTTGGCCCCTGCACCTTCCGGATCGCCTCAACCCCCGGGTCTGGCTCCGCAACTGGCTGAACAAGCAGACCGTAATGGAAACAGCCGCGGCAGAGGAGCGCCACCAGGCCGTCCTTGCCCGCATCCGCGCTCGAGCGCAGCGCGAGGCGGCGGACAGGACTCGCCTGTCGGAGGAAATCACCGCTTCCCAGCAACGCTTTGACCAGTCGCTTGCAGGTATCAGCGACTGTGCTGTCGGGGAAGCGATGCTTGCGGGGCAACTTCGAGAGCTGCTTTCTCGAACTTCGCCTCATAGCGGGGAGTCGCACCTGCGCCCAGAGCTCGGTCCTGGCGCCAGCGCAGCTCCAGCGCCGTCTGTACGCGATCCCGGGTCCGTTGATCGCTTGATTCCAGGAGAAGAGGGATGACGGTTTCCATTACCGCAGTCTTTCCACGCGCGCCATCCAAAAGCCACACCAGTCGCTCGATGACTTTTGCGTGGTCGGCTTGGATCCGCTCTAGGTCGTGGATTCGAATGTTCAGCGCTTCGCGCTGCTTTTCCTGTTCCCCCAGCAGTTCGTGCAGCTGGTCTATGCGGACGTCAGCTGGCAATGCCATGGCGCTTCTCCGGTTCGTGGTTGGTGGTGTGGAAATCCCAGCCTACCAGCCGGAGGGCGCCGCCTCTTGGAGTAAATGCTGATGGCCCGTCGACACCTCAGCAATCCTCGCGAAGGGGAGGATCGAGGCCACGGCCGGGATCGCAGGGAGCTGCGCGCGCTGCGGCAGAGGGTCCGCGAGCTGGAGGCCCAGGTCGCGTTCTACCAACAATTCGACACCGAGCCGTTTGACACCGCGATGGCCCAAGTCCATGCAGGCATCGCGGCACTGGAAGACCAGGGTTTGCAGCTGCTTACTCAGCGGCGGGCTCTAGCCGAATGTCAGGAAATACTGAACGCGCGGCCGCCGCAAACTCTTCAAGGAATTCGGGATCCCGGTTCTTCGCGTCCCACACCTCGTATGCGACTTGCAGCTTTGCTTGCGCATATTGACGCGTGGCTGCGTCGGCGTGCGCCAGGAGGGACTCGATGATGGCGCGCTGGGCAGCCCACATGCCGTCCTTCTTCTGCTCGCTCAGGTACAGGTCCTTGAACGCGATGTTGATGGCTTCGGTGACGTCCGTCAAAGAAGCAACGATCTGCGAGTTCTGGGTCTGCAGCGCGATAACGGCCCTCTCGAGGGTGTCCAAGCGAGTGCTCGCTTCCATGGTGATCTCCGTGGTTGGTGTGGTTGGGTGGTACCACCAAGCCTGCCCGGAGATCGCCGCCACTGCCAGCATCGGTTGTGGAGAAAGGAGTCGCCCATGACTAAGGGCCTGCCCCAATCGACTCCGACGGTCATGACCGCGGCGCTGCAGCGCATCGGCGCGCTTGAGCGCCGGGTGCGCGCGCTGGAGCAGCGGCAGCCAGCTTCTAGTGTTCCTGCTCAGATCCAGCGCGTTGCTGTTCCAACAGCCGCTCCGCCTCCGCCGCTTCCGCCAGCTCCTGTCGGCTCTGCTGCGCCTTCAGGATCTGACGCTCGATCTCCAACAGGCGAAGCACGGTTGCAGCGGCCACGCCGGCCGGGGCTTCGGGCGAGGTTTTGCCGCGCAGTGTTTGGATGGCGGCGCGAACTACCTCCAGCAGCATCTCTGTGTCGGGATGACTGCCAATGACGGCCAGCGTGAACCAGCTGTTCGCCTGTTTTTCAGCCTCCAACGCGGCGATTCGTTCGTCGTATTGGGCGAATCGGGCTTCGAGTTCGGATGGGGTCATGAGGAACGTCAATTACTGGGGGAACGCCGATTCTGCCAGCCGACCAACACAGATGCGTACCCAGCACCTACGGAGCGCTGAATGACTGACGAATCTGAAAAGCCGAGCTTCGCCGCCGGCGTAGATCACCCGGCCGCCGAGCAGCGGCCGGGCTTCTGCTTCAGCGGAGAGATTGAGCCTGACGCGCCAGCACGGCCTTCCGGTTCTCGATGGTCTTCTGCAGGTTGTCAAAAGTCGCCTCGAACGACATCGCCCGCTCAGCGGTCGCGGGGTCCGATGCGCCTTCGAAGTCTCGTCGCACGGTTGCGAGCGCTCTTCCTGCGAGGTCGAGATCTGGAAGGACCGAAATGAGCCCATGCAGGGCGACGTTTGTCGCCAGTGCACTGCCGGCGGTGATTTCCAGTTGCTCGTGCAACGCCTTGATTTGAGCCTGGCAGCCCGCCAGCAGCTGCCGCAGTTCCAGTTCCGCAATTGCATCCATGGGTCTCTCCAGGTGGTGGTTGGGTTGGGTCGCACCGCCATTCTGCCAGCCGGAGGACCCGCCCAAACCCCGAGGACTCCCATGCCCTGGATCGAAGAAACCTGGCTGCAGGACGCCCTGGCGGCCCTGAAGGCCACCTGCGACGTCGATGCCCATACCCGCAATGAAATGATCCAGTTCCTGCTGGACAACGGCTTCTGGGATCAGGAGAAGCTGAAGGACTGGGCCAGCGCTGTGGCCAAGTTCAACAGCTGCCTCAACCCCAACAAGGCCGAGTTCTTCAAGATCGGTGAGCTGTGGGCGCTGATGCGCCGCTTTGGCCGGCACCAGCTCTTCCTGGCCATGGCCGCAGATCTCGGCTATGAGGTCCGTCCCATTCCCACCGAGCATCGCCGGCAGGCGTTGATGCAGCAGCTGCTCGACGTGCAGGCGCAATGCGCGGCTGCCTCCGAGCGCGTTGCGAGCCAGTTAGAACGCCTCAGCACGCCCGCGCCGGAGCCGCGCCAGGGTGTCGTCCATGGACAGGGTCGCGCGCAGTTCAGCAGCCCCAACGAATGGAGCGCGCCTGGCAGGGCAAACCCCGTCGTCGTGGTGGGCTGCCCGTAACGGGATAGGCCTGCGTAATGAGCAACGAAATCACGAAGCTCTGCTGGCCACTGCAGATGCCGCCGCCCGCAAAGGCGGTGCTGATGGCGATCGCGTGGCACGCAGACGACTTCGGAATGGCTTTCCCGGGCTTCACCACATTGATCGAGAAGACCTGCCTGAGCAAGACAGCACTGCTCAGCGCGATCGCGTGGCTGGAAGACAACCAGGTGCTGACCATTCGACGTGGCGGCAGTGATGCCGGCGGCACCAAGTACAGCAACCGGTACAGCCTCAACCTTGGCCGCCTGGACCCCGAAGTGTTCGCATCGAAGCCGCGGCGCGCGTCCAAACCGGTGCGCCAGACGGACCGGTCCGAGAGCGGCGAAGGGGTTGACCGGTCCGCCACGAGTACCGGTGTGGATGCCGAACCGGTGCGCGTCACGGACGGGTCGGAAGAGACTGAAGGCGCCGACCGGTACGCGGGAGATACCGGTACGCAAGAACGACCGGTGCGTCTCGCGAACTCGACCGGTACGTCTGGCGGACCTGACCGGTCCGTCTCGCGTACTCAACCGGTCCGCGAGACGGACCCTAAAGGTCATGAAAGGTCAGTAAAGGTCATTGAATCGTCAAACGCGCAGGCGCGCGACGACGATGCGGCGATGCCGCAGCTCACCGCCGACGAGGTCAATCGCGAGCTGATGGGCATCCCACGTTTGCCGGCGGGTCTGGACCCGCAAGTCCTGGCCAGGTTCGTGCGTCATCGCCGTGTGCTGGGAAAGCCGATGACGATCAGCAGCTGGCTGGAGCTGCAGCCGCGATTCCGCCAGCTCACGGCCGATGGCCACGACCTCAACCGCTCCCTGCGCCAGACGATGGCTGCAGGCCTGGCACTGCCCGTAACACCGAAACCCGAGGGGACCGACCATGCCAACAATTCAGGCTCTGCTGCCGAACGAGTCCGACGTCGAGCAGAAGAAGACGAGCTCCGTGACGCCGCTGCAGAGGCAGACGCAGCCGCCGGCGCAGCAGGCGCCCTTGACGGCCCGGGCTACGCGAACGCTGTGGGTGCGCATGGCTGAGATCTATGGCTACCGCTGGACCAGCGCCTACGGCGAGGATCCCAGCGGCGGCGCTGCGGCGACCTGGGCAAAAGGCCTTGCCGGCCTCACCGGTGAGCAGCTGGCCGCCGGCCTGGGGTCGAGCATCGCCTCGGCTGATCCGTGGCCACCGACCCTGCCGGAATTCCGTCTACGTTGCCTCGGTGTGCCGAGTTTCGCTGCAGTACGCAACGACACCGGCCGCCGAGACGGGTTCACGCGCCTGGTATGGCAGTACCTGGATGGCCACCGGTACCGGACCTCGAGCGCCGACAAGAGCGATCGCCTGTTGCGCGAGGCCTATGACCAGGCCCGCGAATACGTGATGCGTGGCGGGAGGTTGCCGGAAGAGCCTGTGGCCGTGCTGGGTCAGGCTGCGGCGTACCCACCGGTAGCGGCCAGCCCTGAAGCGTTGCGCCGTGCGGAGCGCGAGATAGCGGAGATCTTCGGTAGCGGCGCCGCGGAGTCCGGCAATGACGACCACCCGCCGGCGACGGGCAAGATGGCAGCAGCAGGATTGGACCGATGATCGACCAGGACCAGCTGCGCATCTATCACCGGCAACAGGTGCTGTACGCCCTGCAGCAGGCGAGTGAGCCGATGACCGCTTCGGAAGTGCACGAGGGCATGACGACCCTGGCCTTGGCCATGGGCCATCCCAGGGAATGCGCTGCCATCACTCCGGCCGCGGTCGCCGGCATCCTTCGCGGCATGCTCGGCGAGCAGCTGGTCATCCAGGGCGAGGACAAGGCCAATCGCCGCTACGGTCGCGCCGAGCCGACCTGGTCGGCCGCTGCTGGCCACGCACAGGTGTCTCAACCAACCGCACCGGGACGCATTGCAGCAGCACCAGTGGGTGCCCCAATGGCGGCCGGGCAGGGCACCCAGCTCCGTCAGATCACCATGGATCAGCGCCTAGCATTCCTGCAGGCCGAGTGCGCCGCACTGCTGGCGGACGTGACCAAGGAACATGCTGCATTCGAGCTCAGGGTTCGGAGCCAGATGGAGGCGTTCGAGGCGCGCGCTGCACGGTTGCTGGGTCTGCCGCAGGACGGTGGCCAATGAGTAACCGGGGCCTTCGCTACAACCGCATCGAGGACATGCCGCAGGGCATGCAGCAGCTGGTGCACAAGGCTGGCCAAGGTGTACCCCATCGCGGGCCAGTTGAGCACCACCAGCCCGCACCAGTGGAGAAGCGGCCGAAGTACGGCAACGTGATCACCACCGTGGACGGGATCCGCTTCGACTCCAAACGCGAGGCGCGCTACTACGAGCAGCTGAAGCTGCGGCAGCAAGCCGGTGAGGTGCACTTCTGGTTGCGCCAAGTACCCATGCACCTGCCAGGCGGCACCAAGTACGTCCTGGACTTCCTGGTGTTCCTGCGCGACGGCAGTGTCGATTTCGTGGACGTGAAGGGGCGGGAGACGAAGGAATTCCGCATCAAGAAGCGTGAAGTTGAGCATCACTATCCGATCAAGGTGCTGCTGGCATGAGCGGCTGGAGATCCAGCGGTCACACGGCGGGCACCCGAGTCGATCTCAGTACGGTGGCCACCACCGATCTGCTGAGGGAGATCGAGCGCCGTTGTTCGACGGCAGGGCCGCCCAAGGTCGCCCGCCCCGCGAAGGAGCGGCCATTCGCGACCAAGGCGCTCTGGGCCGAGGACAAGGTCCATCAGGCACGAGCCAAGCTCGCAGATCTCCGCGCGCTGCCGGTGCCGGCCTGCGAGGCTGAGCGGGCCGCTCGCGCCGCTCAGGACTCCCAACTGGTCACCGATATCGTCAAGTACGACGGCATGGCCAAGGCCTTCGCGAGGAAGGGTCAATGAAGCCTGCAGAGCTCAAGGCGCGGTTCCCGACGGAGGCTGCCCTGTGCACGTGCCTGATCGACTGTCTGACCGAGGCCGGCGGCTGGGAGATCTACCCCGAGACAGCCGGCTTCGACATTCTGGCTGTGTGGAAGGCGACTGGGCATCAGCTCGGCATCGAGGCGAAGCTGCAGCTCAACGCCAAAGTGGCCGATCAGATCCTGCCGGCGCACTGGAGCAACGGCGACCAGCGGGGGCCAGACTTCAGGGCGGTGCTGGTTCCGTGCACGACAGCGGCGAACTACGGCATTGCACGGATGCTCGATGCGCTGGGCGTGCAGGTTCTGGTCCCGGACAGCTGTACTGCCCGTTGGAAGACGGAGCCTGGGCAGCAGGTTCAGCGCGAGGTGCATCGGCATGGCCTGCATCAGGCCGCCCCATGGGATCGCGCATCCGGCGATCTCCGCGAGTGGGGACCTACAGCATGGTTCGACTGGAACCCAACCAAGCGCTGTGAATTGCCTGAGTTTGTGCCGAAAGTTGCCGCGGGCGTGCCGGCGCCGCTGCAGTTGACTCCCTGGAAGGTGGGCGCTCTCAAGGTGTTGGCCGATCTCGAGCTCGATGGTTTCACGACGGCGAAGGGTGTCCGGGCCCATGGCGTGGATCCGCGCCGCTTCTGTGCTTCCGATGGGTGGCTGAGGCAACTGGGCGAGGGGATGTGGGCGCGCGGGAGACTCCCGGCTTTCGAGGACCAGCACCCCGAGGCCTACGCTCAGGTACTGGCCCAGGCGCGCGCCGCGCGCGCTGCAGCGGCAGCAAAGAAGACCCAGGAACAGACGTCATGAACGAAACTGCAGTCGGTACCAACGCGCTCGCAGCCGCGCGCGACCTCGAGGTGGCTTTCCTCAAGGGGAAGAAGATCCCCTCCTGCGCCAACTGCAACGGCAAGGCGAGGGTGTGCTGGCCTGGCCGCGAGTCGCAGCTGGTACAGCTCCAGTGCCGGCACTGCGGGCCACGTGGAGCCATCTTCGACATCAGCGCGCCGGTCCAGTGTGGCCGCTGTGGTACCGCCCCGACTGGTCTGTTCCCGAGGGGCGCACAGATCCAGTGCTGCAGCTGCGGGGCATCCTCAGCCGTGTTCGTTGGTCCGGATCCCGCCGGCGCTCTTGCCGCGGCGCTGGATGCCTGGTGTCGACGTGCGCCGGTGCTTGCTACGGCGGGCGACGACAGTGCAGGCAAGCGGCGCCGGGGCGCAGCTCCGGATGGATTCGACGACGAGGGCAAGGGCGACGTCCTGGAGCTGCTGTCGCGACTGCTGGTCGGCGGGAGCTACCGCATGCCAGTTGAGGGGCGCAGCACATTGGCGCCGCTGGGGAGCAGCGACATCGCCGGCGCGGTCGGCTACATGCGCAACCCACTCGAGAAGCACACCGCCCTCGCGGTGGCGACGCGCATGGGCCCAGCGGCGATCGCTAGGCTATCCCTTGCTGCCTACCGGCAGGTGGCCAAGGACGTGCGCGCAATGCGCCCGCGGCCGCTGGATCTCGGAAAGCCGGCCGATCGGTGGCGCCTTCGCCTGGTGATCTATGACGCAGCCCATGAACTGGTTTGGCCAGAACGGCGGCAGCCGTTCGCCGGCTTGGCCAAGTCCGCGAAGATGCGCAAGGGCAACTACATCAAGGCGCACAAGTGTGCCAGTGCAGTCCTGCATGAAGCGCTTCACGGTGGCAGGAAGGGGTTTCGGAAGGCGCTGTGGTTCGGTCAGCCCTTGCGTGACCGCGCGGAAGAGTGCGATGCAGCTGGCCGGCATCCCTAGCAGTTAATGCTTCAACGTAAGCGCATCAGAGGCCGCAATCTGCAGCGTGATTAGCAACCCCGAAAGCGCGCCTGTGGTGGTGATCAGTTCATTCTCGTGTGCCTTGATCCTAGACTCTGTCTCAGCAATTCGCGTCTCAAGGAGCTCGACCTCATTGCTTATCCGATCATGTGGCAATGCTGACATGAAACCGAGAGCGTCCCACTGAGTGCGGAGCAGAGCCCTGGCCTCGACGATTGCCACTTTGCTTCGGTGTCGCGCATGCAGCGCCTCACTTAGCCCATAGGCAGCGGTACGCACCGGCTTCCCGAAAAGATACCCAGCCTCTTTCGCCAGCCCTGGTAGTGCCGCCAGCTCTGCATCGGTGAGATTGTCGAGATACGTTTTGTCGGCGCATGCCTGCAGTGATTTCATCAGAGCCAAACGACGATCAAAGAGGTCTGCCTTGAGCTTGTTGCGCGCCGTGCGCCACTGCTGCCATGCCACATACGCAACCATCGCGGCCAGCGCCAGCTGCCCCGCTGCAGTGACCAACTTGATCTGTAGATCTGTCAAGCCTAGTACGGTCTCAACCATTGCAACACCCTCCCTGTATTGGCCGGGATTATCACATTTGTTAAGGTTTGTTAGGGCCATCTCGGCCGGGAAAAGGAGCAGCAGTGACGGGACAGTTTTTTGACTTGAGCGGGAACATTGTGACGGCCGAAGAGGCGCTTCGAGCCGCTGCGAGCTTCATCGAAACAGATCTCGATTCGAAGGCTGGAATCACCAAGGGTCGTGTGGCCTGGGAATACGTTCTGAGGCTGAATGCTGGTGGCGGGGCGCAGTTTGATCTGCGCGTGAAAATCTGGCCCTCAAAGATCTCTACAAATAGGTACCGCATGGCTCGTAGCGTCCATGCCAAGGCACCTAACATGCAGCATCCATACCCTGGTAATGACGGAGCGAACACGATCCTTGATGCGCTGCTCGCAGCTGTCCATGACACGATGTACCCAATCAATCAGGGCAAAGAAGAAGGATTCACGTTCGACGCCAGCTGGCTCTATCAACAGCCTTCGTACGCCTACACGCCGGACTTCGGAGACTGACTAGCAGCAGGCAAGACGTTCACATAGCTGACCTCACTTGTTCCTCATGAGGAAGATTTCTTCCTCATGAGGAACCGCAGTTGCCTCGGGAACCGAAAGTAGGTTTGAATTCCTACAGTGGGCGTTCTTATGGGCGCCTCAGTTCAAAGGCCGTTGGTTGACCAGGACGTGGGAGTCCGCTGGTTGATCAGCGGCCTTCTTGTTTGCGGGGTAGAGCAGTCCGGCAGCTCGCGTGGCTCATAACCACGAGGTCGGTGGTTCGAATCCACCTCCCGCTACCAAACGGCCGGTAGTCATGGCCACCACTCAAGCCAGCACATAGGCCGTCGTGAGACGCGCCGCTGGTGTCCGCGCGACCTTGCAACCGCGGTAGTGGTGGGCATGCCGGCCTCCTTTCATTGGGGGAACCGCGGTGAGCATCAAAGAGCAGATCACAACGGACCTGGCGGTCGCAGGTTCGAAGATCGGGGCGGCCGTGAGCGTCACCGCTGCGACCTACTCGCCGGGCTACACCCTGAGCGACTGGGCGCTGATCGGCACGATCATCTTCACCATCGTCCAGACGTTCACCGTCATGGTGAAGAACTGGGGTGACTGGTCGGCCTGGTGGACCGCTCGCATGGGCAACGCCAGGCGACTCTGGGCGTGGATCCGCCGCCGTGGCTGACGCCAAGCTCAGCACCAAGCAACGCGTCGGCTTCGCCGCAGCACCGCTGGCGCTGATCGGTGCCTTGGTCGCCGCCTTGGGCACGAACGACTCGGCTCATGAAGGGCGGCGCTACACCCCGTACTACGACTCGGCCGGCATCCTGACTGTCTGCGCCGGCATCACGGGCCCGGCAGTCGTGAAGGGCAAGAGGTACACCGACGCCGAGTGCACCAGGCTGGAAACGACCTACGTGCAGACCATGCTGGGCCACATGGGGCAGTGCGTCCGCGGCGAGTTCGAGTTCCACGAGATCAAGGCCTGGGGCCACTTCGCCTACAACATCGGCACGCCGGCTTTCTGCGCCAGCACAGCGGCGCGGCGACTCAACGCCGGCGAGCGCCAGGCTGCATGCGCCGAAATGTGGAAGTGGCGTTACGTCACGATCGGCGGCGCGAAACGCGACTGCGCACTGCCACAGTGGAGTGCGAAGTGCGGCGGCATCATCGATCGCCGGCAGTGGGAAATGGCCACCTGCCAAGGCCGCTTGCAGTGATCACCAGGGCGGCCGTCTCTGCCTGGTGGGCAGCCTGGAAGTGGGTTGCCATCCTGACCGGCCTGCTGACCCTGTCGCTCTGGCTCAACGTCAGGCAGTACGGCGATCGCCGTGAGGCTGCAGCTGCATCACGGGCGGCCACTCTCGCGGACACCCTTGAGGTGACGGCAGAAATCGCACGTCAAGCCCAGTCCGACAGTGGCCAGCTGCTGCAGCGCCTGGAGGCGATCGCCGCGCGCGGAGAGCGAACCCGAACCATCTATCGAGCAGCAGCTGCAGCGCAGCCGCTGCCAGCCAACTGCGCCCCGGGTCAGGCCCGGGTCGACGCCATCAACCAGGCCCTCGGGCCGACCAGCAGGACTGCGAAGTGACCCAGAAACCCTCGATCGGACGGATCATCCACTACGCCCTGAGCGATACCGACGCGACCCGTATCAACGCACGCAGGACCGATGGCCCGTCCATCCAGGAGCGGCTGCTGGAAGACGCCTGGCCCGTCGGCGCCCAGGCACACATCGGCAACAAGGTCGCCGCTGGCGACGTGCTGCCGGCCATGATCGTTGCGGTACAGCCGAACGGCCAGATCAACGCCCAAGTGTTCCTGGACGGCAACGACGTGCTGTGGGTCACCAGCCGGGACGAGGCCAGCGAGGAATCCGGCAGCCACCTTGGGCGCTGGCACTGGCCGCAGCGCTGACACCATGCAGCTGCGCCAGGCTCTCCCGATCGCGGTGCTGGTGCTGCTGACCGGCTGCAGCCAGCACCTGCAGCGTATGCCGGCCCAGTGTGACGCGATGTGCTTCCGCCCGTGCGTCGAGGCCGGCGAAGACACCGGCGTGCGTGTGACTGCAGATCCTGGCGCTGCGGACGCTTGGGACAACATCGGCGGGGACGTGGTCGGCCAGCTGGCCGACAAGCTCCGCACCTGCGACGTGCGACGTAAGGCCTGCGAACAGTGCCTGCGCCGGCTCGACGCCAAGAACGTAATCCAGCTTTGAGCGCCATCCCGGCGTCATAGGAGAGCAACATGTCGAACCAGCAAGCCGGTACAAGTCCACTGGCGGACCCGCAGTCCCCGATCGAATCCGCCGTGAAGGACCTGGCGCGATCTCAGCAGGAGCTGCATATCGCCGTCGAGCAGCTGGCACGTCGCCTCGCACCGGTGCTGGTCGCAAGCAAACCGGATGCCGCACCGTCCACGGGCCGTGCACTCGGTTCCTCGCCGTTGCTCGAAGACCTGTTCCAGCGGCGGGACGCAGCGGCGGCCACCCTGGACATCATCAACGACCTGAACGCTCAGCTGACGCTGTGAGCCGGACGCCCGCCAGTTTCAGCCTCACGGTCGTGCGCGGCGCGACCTGGGAGGACGACTTCACCTACACCAATCCGGATGGGAGCCCGTTCGACCTGACCGGCTACCAGGCACGGATGCAGGTGCGGACGCTGGCGGGCCAGTTCGGGCTGACGCAGGCCGATACCCTGGTGCTGGAGCTCAGCACTGCGGCCGGCTGGCTCGTGATTGCGGAGCCAGAGAACGGCGTGGTCGCGATCACGGTGCCGGCGGCAGCTACCGAAGTGCTGAACCCGGCGAATGCGCGCAAGGTGAAGCACTGCTACAGCCTGGAGCTGTTCAAGCCCGCAGGCGCGGATCCTGAGTACGTGATCCCGCTCGTGGCCGGCAAGGTCACTGTCCAGGGCGAGACGACACGCTGATGCCTGTAATTCGAGCCAGCGAGGGCGCGGCACGCGTGATCGTGGTCGAGCGCCGCGGCGCCGTCGCCATCCGCGACCCCCGCACGCCGATTGTCGCCACGGCCCGGCGGACGCATGTCGAGGCAATCCAGGCAGACACGCGGTCGGTTGAGGTTGCAGCGCGCGGTGCGAAGGGCCCAACAGGTCCGGCCGGCCGCGACGGCACCTCGCCAGAAGCGACGTACCCGGTCGGTGAGCCGATCCATGGTCATCGCGTCGTACGCCTGGACAGTGGCAAGGCCTATCACCCGGACACGGCGGTGCTGGAACACGCGCAGGCCTGCATCGGCATCGCCCTGCAGTCGGCCATCACAGGCGAGGTCGCTGTGCGCCTGGCCGGCACGATCGAGGAAGCCAGCTGGACCTGGCGCGACGGCGCGGTGTGGTGCGGCGCCGACGGCGCGCTGACCCAGGCCCCAGGCACAGCCGGGTGGCTGCTGTGCGTCGGCCGGGCGCTGAACGCCACCACCCTGATGATCGACTTCGACTCACCTATTGCGCGGATCTGAACCCATGGCCGACAAGACCCTGCAGCTCAAGAACAACATCACCACCGAGGTCGAAGGCGTCACCGCGTCAGCCGGCGCCCCGGATGCCGGCAAGATCGCGGCACTCGGCCCTGATGGCCGCTTCGACGACTCGCTGCTGCCGGCCGGCATTGGCGCGGACACCAAGATCTATCCGGCCAGCGAGGTGCTCGCGGCTGGCGACTACGTGAACATCTGGGATGACGCCGGCACGGCCAAGGTGCGCAAGGCTGATGCCAGTGCCGCCAACGCAGGCAAGCGGGCCCATGGTTTCGTGCGCGCCGGGGTCGGTTCTATCGGCGGCGACGCCACTGTGTACTTCGAGGGGCCGAACAGCTCGCTTTCGGGCCTTGCCCCGGGGGCGACGTACGTGCTGAGCCATACCTCCCCGGGAGGTGTCGTGCCGCTGGCGTCAGGCACCGCCACGGCCGGCCACATTCTGCAGATCGTGGGAGTGGCCACCGCCGTGGGGGAAATCAACGCCGAGATCGGCAATCCGGTGGTCCGAGCCTGATATGGCAGCACGACGTCCGCTTGTCCTGGACGCGAGCAATCGCACCAGGGAGCTTCCGGCCGGCGACATCCTGATAGGTGTTCCGCTCTATCTGCCCGTTGGTCTGCGCAGCGGCGGCATTGTCTCCTTGCCGCTGTCGACCACGTTCACGCTCACGATCGGGCTCCGGGCCGGAGGCACGTTCGACGTGCAGGCGACTGCGTAATGACCATTCGCCCACCCCTCATTCTTGACCAGCTCGCTGCGCGTATCGTCGAGCTTGCCATCGGCGATACGATCGACGGCAACCTGATCGAGGGCTACATCGGTCGGAACCTTCTGATCAACGGAAACATGGACTTCTTCCAGCGTGGTTCAGCAGGGACGCGGCCAGACGGGGAGAGCTTCACGTTGGACCGGTGGCTCTTTGCCTCTCTCGGTACCGGTACCTCAAATTGGGGTGTAGGGACGTTCGCTATTGGCGACGCGCTACCGGTACCGCATCCGCCTCGCTTCTTCCAGGGTGTGAACGTCGCGGCAGGCACCAACTCGGCTTGGGTCCGCCAGAAAATCGAGAACGTGTGGTCCTACGCCGGCGGCAAGGCCACACTTTCTTTCTGGATGCGCTCCGCTGTCGCAGGAAAGAAGGTCGGTGTCCGCCTTGTTCAGGACTTTGGCGGCGGTAGCGGCGCGTCGCCAGCGATCTTCATCGAAGGCCCGGTTTTCACTCTAACCACCGCATTCCAGAAGTACACCGCAACCTTTGATGTACCTTCTCTGGCGGGCAAGACCGTAGGTGCCTCAGCGGTAAATGATTGCTTGCAGATCATCTTTGACTTTGCCGCAGCCAGCGGCTACGGCAACCAACTGGTGGGCCAAACCGGACTTTTTGAGTTCACGCAGGTCCAGCTTGAGAGGGGCGCCACTGCCACCAGCTTCGAACGCCGACCTCTGGCTTTAGAACTGATGCTCTGCCAGCGCTACTACGAGAAAAGCTACATGCCGGAGGTCAGTCCCGGCACGATTGATAACCAAGGTAGACATGCTTTCGCGGTGCAGCCTGCTGCCGGAGGCTTCCTCTTTTGCACACAGGGTTTCCTTGTGCAGAAGCGAGTGACTCCAAGTATTACTGTCTATACGGCTCCAGGCGGGGTGCCCGGGAGCGTTGCCCAAGACGACGGCAGCGCGCGTACTGTTACTGTGGCCAATCAAGGTGTTTCTTCGTTCGAGCTGCAGTGGTCCAATTCCGCCGGACGCTACGGCGGCTGGTATCACTTCACTGCCGACGCGGAGATATAGCTATGTACCGGCTCACGGAGAACCCGGACGTACTCCTCTGCATCGAAACCGGCGCGTTCATTCCCCGCGGGCATTGGATGTGGCCCTCCAAATGGCTGGAATCGCATGCGCCGCTTCCGGTACCGCCACCATACGAGCTTCACTCGCCCGAGCACTACCGCGCAATTCGTGCGGCCGCCTGGGCTTGGATGACTGCCGAGGTGAACGCCCGTCAGTACGACAGCATCGAGACGTGCGTGGGCTACTTCAATAGCGGTGTTGAGCGGTACCGTCTGGAGGCCCGTGCACTGGTAGCCTGGCGCGATGCAGTAAATCAGGCCCTTGAAACCCTGGTGTTGAATCCGCCTGCCGGCATCGAGACTTGGGAGCAGGTGCGTCCGCTTCTTCCGCAGCCTGAAGCGTTCCCATGGCCCACGAGTGTAGAGCTCCCGTTGGAGGCTGGTGACGGCCCCACTGCTCAACTTTGATCAATCTGAGAGGAACCCAGCCAGTGGCCGGAAAGATCGACCCGGCGACGGGCCTGCAGGACCAGCAACGGCGGTTCGCGGACGAGTACCTGGTTGACTTCAATGGCACCGCCGCCTACATGCGCGCCGGTTACAAGGCCACCGGCGCCGCGGCCAGCGCCGCTGCCGCGAGGCTGCTGGCCAACGCCAAGGTGCAGGCCTACCTGGCCGGCCGGAAGGAAGAGCTGCTGCTGTCTCAGCGGGTCGATCAGGAGGCGGTTTTGGCCCGGCTGGCTTTCATGGCGCTGGGCGACATCCGAACCCTGTTCGACCAGCACGGCAACCTCAAGCCGATGAGTGAGCTCACGGTCGAAGAGGCCAGCCTCGTCCAGGGCGTTGAAGTGTTCGAAGAGTGGGAAGGGCGCGGCGACGAACGCCGTGCGGTCGGCCTGACCAAGAAGATCAAGCTGGTGAGCCGTCTGGACGCTGTGAAGACCCTCGGCACGCACTTCGGGATGTTCGCCAAGAAGGTCGAGCACACCGGCAAGGATGGCGGACCGATCGAAACCCAGACACGGATCCTGGGCGACGTGATGGATCTGATCGACGGATCCGATACGGGCCCCGGGCCGTCGGCGTCACGGAGCAAGTAGGCCGTGGAAGAACTGAGCGACCAGGACGCCAGCAGGATCATTGAGAAGCTGGGGGATCGGTGGTGGCGGCTGAACAACCTGTACTACATCACCGACAAGTTCGGCCGACGGGTGCAGTTCAAGCTGAATGAGGTGCAGGCCGACCTTGATGACAACCTGCACACGTTGAACCTGGCACTGAAGTCGCGACAGCACGGCATCACGACCTGGGCCTGTATCCGCGCCCTGGACATGGCGCTGTTCAAGAAGAACACCAAGGCCGGTGTGGTCGCCCACACCGCCGGCGACGCCGCCAAGTTCTTCCGCAGCAAGGTGCTGTACGCGTACGACAACCTCCCGGACTGGCTGAAGAACATCCGGCCGGCAGTCCGTCGGGACATGCGCGACGGCGTGCTGGAGCTGGCCAACGGCTCGAGCATCGAAGTGTCGGTGTCACATCGCGGCGGCACGCTGACCTTTCTGCATATCTCCGAGTACGGGCCAATGTGCGCCATGTACCCGGAGCGGGCCGGGGAGGTGGCTTCGGGCGCACTGAACGCGATCGCCTCTGGCAACATCGTGGTGATCGAGTCGACCGCCTATGGCGCCGCCGGCGACTTCTACGAGCGTTGCCAGACGGCGATTGAGCTGGACCGGCAGATCCGCGCCGGCACGGCCAAGCTGACGGCGATGGACTACCGCTTCCACTTCTATCCGTGGTTCCGGGATCCCATTAACGAGCTCGATCCGGACGGCGTCACGCTCACCGCTGAGGACGAGGCCTACTTCGCCAAGGTCGAGGCGGAGATGAACTACACGCTGCGGCCTGAGCAGAAGGCCTGGTACGTCAAGAAGGCGGCCGAGCAGCGCGACAAGATGAAGCGGGAGCACCCCAGCACGCCGGAGGAGGCCTTCCAGGCGAGCACCGAGGGTGCGTATTACGGCAAGGAAATGGCCGCCGCCGACAGCAGCGGGCGGATCACCGATCTTCCGATCAACCCGCAGGTGCCCATTCACACCTTCTGGGACATCGGGCGCAGCGATGCGACGAGCATCTGGTTCATGCAGGAGAACGGCCCCTGGCTGGATTTCGTCGACTTCTACGAGAACTCTGGCTTCGGCGTTGCGCACTACGCCAAAGTGCTGAAGGAGCGGGGCTACCTGTACGGCAAGCATTACTGGCCGCACGACGGTGCCAACGAGGACTGGTCGGCCAACGAGAACCGCGTGCAGGTCGCCGCCAAGTTGGGGGTCAAGCCGGTTGTCGTGGTGCCCCGGATCAACGACATCACCGAGGGCATCGACATGGTGCGCAACATGCTGCCGCGCTGCCGGTTCGACAGGGTCCGGTGCGGCCCACCCAAGGCAGGCGAGGGCCGCGGAGGGCTGGAAGCCCTGCGGCGCTACACCAAGGTCTGGAACGAGAAGACCGAAACGTATTCCGACCTCCCATTCCACAACTGGGCCAGCAATCCTGCCGACGCCTTCCGGCAGGCGGCCCAGGGCTATGTCAGCAGCAGCGGCCGCCGTGTCGGCGAGTCGCGCGGAATGGCCAACGACAACTGGAGAACTGCATGAACGTTTCCCCGCGCGAGCGGAACACGCCTACCTCGGTCGAACTGGTCGACCTGCTGTCGATGCTGGTGGCCGCAGCAGATGAAGGGCAACTGGTAAGCGTTGCTTTCATGTTGCGATCGCCGGAGGGCGACACCATGGTCGACTACCGTGGCAGCCACGAGCTGAGCGAGCTCACCGCCAGGACCGTCCTGCAGCGCATCGCCCAGGACATTGCCGTGATCCATCCGGCGATCGCCGCACGGATCGAGTCGGATCTCACCAGGAAGGCGAACTGACGTGGACGAGACCACGGTCCAGCAGCTGGCCATCCATCTGCAGCAGGCCCGCGCCTACGCACGCTACCTGCCGGGGGGCGAGAACCACGGCACCCTGGTAGAGGACCACGTCCTGTCACCGGATCAGGCTGCAGCGGCGGTGGTGGAAGAGCTGAATGCCGCGTTGGAGCTGCTGGGAGCTGAGGCATGAGCACCGAGGTCGAGCTCGCCCCGGATGGCTTCGTGTGGTGTGGCAAGAAGGGCGATCTGACCCTGTACCTGACCCACATCGTGCGTGATGGCGACGACGATGCAGCGCTCTACATCCGCAACGGGAACCGCCGGGTCGAAGGAATGAACCCGATTACCGGGATGATCGCTTACGGCAGCCCAGCCTATGTGGTGCCGTTCCGCGACTTCTGGATCTTCCGTCCGGAGGACAAGGACCGTGGTCGCCACCACACCATCGGCGACATGGTTGCTCGCCTGCAGAACGCCTCGGTCGCCCTCTACGGCTTGGACGTCCCGGCCTACCGCCACCGCATCCATGACGCCATCCTCGAGTTCTGCGACGACGTGAAGAACCTGCGCCCGCCGGCTGAGCAGACCCGGGAGCAATGGCTCGGCGAGATGGCGCGGATGGGGATCCAGATCAAGATCAACGGGCAGAAGGTGAACTGATGCAGACGATCGAGAACTTGCGCAGCGAGCCGGCCTACGACCCAGGCGCTGCCGACGTGGCCACCGCGGCGCCGCCCGACGTGGAAGGCCACCCGCTGGACAGTCTGGAGAACCGCCGTCTCCATGCGAAGGTGCTGGACTACTGGTACACGGCCCTCGATGCGTTCTACGACAATCGCATCGAGCAGATGCTCGACTACGACTTCTACGACCACATCCAGTGGTCAGAGGAAGACCGTGCCGTGCTGGCGGCCCGCCACCAGGCGCCACTGACCTACAACAAGATCAAGATGGCCATCGACTGGGTCATCGGCACCGAGCGCCGCACCCGCATCGATGGCGTCGTGCATCCGCGGGCCGAGGATGACGTCGACATCGCCGCGGTGAAGTCGGAGCTGATGAAGTACCTCAGCGACACCAACCGCGTGCCGTGGGCGCGCAGCCAGGCGTTCAAGGATGCCGCGATCGCGGGCTGCGGTTGGACCGAAGAGTCCATCCGGACCGACCGCGCTGACGAACCGGTGATGGTGGGCCACATTCCCTGGCGGCAGATGCGCCGGGACCCGGTCAGTCGCGCGCTGGACCTGAGCGACTGTCGCTTCCTGCTGCGGGAGAAATTCGCCGATCTGGACTATGCGGAGGCAATGTTCCCGGACCGCATCGAGCTGGTGAACCGCGCTGCACAGGACCACTACGACGGCGACAATGGCGCCTTCGACGAAGAGCTGGATCTCCCCCAGGTCTTCCGTCGCTACGACAGCCGCGGGCACACCGTGACCGGGCGGCGTATCACCGGCAGGGCCTCGCTGGACAGCCGCTGTCGACTGCGGGTCCGCCTGATCGAGTGTTGGTTCAAGCGCCCGGTCGCCCACAAGCGGCTCTGGGGCGGCGAGTTCCGTGGTGATCGCTTCGATCCCAACAACGTGAAGCACCAGGTAGCGCTGGCGGCGATGAAGAGCGAGGCCTCCCCGGTGTACTCGCTGTCCGACGCGGTGGTCGAGGAAATGTGGTGCGCGATCTTCACCGAAGGCGGCCTTCTGCAGCTCAAACGCAGCCCCTTCCGACACGGGCGGTTCCCCTACACGCCGTACTGGTGCTATCGCCGCAATCGCGACGGGATGGAGTACGGCCTGGTCCGCGGCGTGCGCGACTCGCAGGAAGACCTGAACAAGCGCATGAGCAAGCTGCTTTGGGCCCTGAGCACCAATCAGCTGTTCTACGAGGACGGCGCCATCGATGAGGACCGCATCGAGGAAGTGAAGCGCGAGATCGCCAAGCCCAATGGCGTTATCCCGCTTAAGAACAACGGACTGGGCAGGATCAAGGTGGAGCGCAACCTCGACGTGGCAGAGGCGCAGATCAAGCTGCTGGAGCTCGATGCGGCGCACATCCATGACGGCACCGGCGTGAACCGCGAGCTCCTGGGACGCGAGACCAACGCGGCCAGTGGCCGGGCGATCCTGGCCAAGCAGCAGGAAGGCGCCGTGAGTACGGCGGAACTGTTCGACAACTACCGTCTGGGCATCCAGCTCAGCGGCGAGAAGCAGCTGTCGCTCACCGAGCAGTTCATGACCGAGGAACGGCAGTTCCGGATCGTTGGCGAGCGCAAGGGTCTGGACTGGCGGGTCATCAACCAGCTGCGCCTGGACACGCTCAACAACGTTTGGGTGGTCGACAACGACATCAGCCGCAACCAGGCCGACTTCATCGTCGACCAGCAGGACTTCCGCGAGTCCATGCGCCAGGCCTTCGCCGAGCAGTTCTTCGACATGCTGGGCAAGCTGCCACCGGAGATGTCCATCCAGCTGCTGGACCTGGCCTTCGACATGATCGATATGCCGGGCAAGGACGAGGTGGTGCAGCGCATCCGCAAGATCACCGGCCAATCGGACAACGACCAGGACGTCGAGAGCCCCGAGGCGCAGGCGCGTCAGCAGCAGGAAGCCCAGGACCGCGAGGTCGCCCTGCGCGAGCGCATGGCCAAGGTCGGACTGGACGAGGCCAAGCGCGAAGAGATCATGGCCAAGGCCAAGGCATTGCAGATCAAGACCAAGGGTGACGCGCTCAACGTTGCCGAGCTGATCGAGATCCTGCTCCCCCTCGCTCCGGCGGCAGACCGCCTCCTGAGCACCCAACAGACCCCCGAGGAAACCGCTCATGCAGCAGCCTGACAACGCGGGCCAGCATTCGCTGGCCGCGAACGAACTGGAAATGACCGAGGGTGAGCGCGCTGCGCTGGCCAGCGCTGATGGTGCCGCCCCTGGCGATGCCGCTGCAGCTACTGGCACCACCGATGCGTCGGCAGCCGCCACCGCCACCGCGACTGCCACGCCGCCGGCCGAAGGCTCAGCTGCGCCAGCGGCGGGCGCTCCGGCGGACGGTGCGGCACAGCCTGATGCAGCGGCCGCCGCTGCCGCGGCAGTTGCTGCAGATGGGACGGCCCATGCGCCGCCAGCAACGTCCGAGCCGCCGCCGGCCACGCCCTTCGTGCCGACCTACGCGGCCGACGAGCGCGACTATGGCAAGGAGATCGGCGAGATCAACGGCAAGCTGCAGGCCCTGAAGGAGAAGTACAAGGCCGGCGACGTCGAGGATGAGGTGTATGAGCAGCAGTACGAGGATCTGCGCGACGAGCGCGGCCGCGTCGAGCGCGCCCAGGACATCGCCGCCCTGCAGCAGCAGCTCAGCCAGCAGAATGCCGACCAGTCCTGGGNTTCCTCTCCCGACCGGAGAATGCCGCGATCGCCGCAAGCCCGATCCGCTTCGCTGCATGGGAGCAGGCGATGCAGTCGGTGGTCAACGAAGCCGCAGCCGCTGGCCGACAGCTCACCGACTGGGACATCCTGGCCGGCGCGCGCGATCTGCTGGCGGCCGAGGGTCTGCTGCCGGCATCAGCTGCCGCGACCGCGCCCCCCGTGGCGCCGCCCCCGACGAAGCCGGACCGTAGCGCGCCGCTGGGTGATGTGCCGGCCACACTGAGCACGGTACCGGCTGCAGCTGACCCGACCTCCCGATCGACCGCTGACGCTGCCGCCGGCATGGACAACATCGAGGACATCGAGTCGTTCCTGGCCGGGAAGTCGGAGAGCGAGCGCGATCGCATCCTGCGGGATGTGCCGGGCTCCTTCGTGGCGGACAACTGAGCCTCATGCCCAAGCTGCACACCACCCTGGAGCCCGGCGACGTGGTCCTGATCCCGTCGGGCTCAGGCGCATCGATCACGTTCACCGAGAAGAGCGGCAAGCGCTCCCGTGTGATCATCGAATCCAACACCCCGGTGACGATCACCCGAGCCGGTGAGCAGCAACCCACTGGCGGTGCGCTACAGCGAGTGGCGCGCCGGCCAACGCCCGCGATGGGCTGAACATCCTCAAAACCTGCGCAGTAGTGCGGGTCAACGACAGAGGCGCAGAAGTGCCGTGATCTCCCTGGAGAAGCAACATGGCACAGACGATCGTGGGTCTGAACGACCCCAAGGCCCGGAAGCTGTGGTCTGCGGACCTCATGGTTTCGGTATCCAAACAGTCCTACTGGACGCGCAAGATGATGGGCAAGGGGTCGGAGACCTCGATGCCGGTCATGCTGCAGACCGACCTGGAGCAGGAAGCTGGCGACACCATCAGCTACGACCTGTCCGTGCAGCTGTCCGGTGGCGTCATCGAAGGCGACCAGAAGGCCGAGGGCAAGGGCGAGAAGCTCGACTTCTTCACCGACAAGGTCTTCATCGACCAGGCCCGTAAGCCGGTCAGCTGCGGCGGCCGCATGAGCCGCAAGCGCACCGTCCACGACCTGCGCAAGGTCGGCCGCAACCGGCTGACCGAGTTCTGGGCGCGCTTCTACGACGAGCTGTTCTTCATGTACGGCTCGGGCGCCCGCGGCATCAACGAGGACTACAACGTCCCGCTGAACTACGCCGGTCGTGCTGGCAACCCGTTCGAAACACCGGACAGCTCGCACATCCTGTTCGGCGACGGCGCCAGCAAGGCATCGCTCACCTCGGCCGGCAAGATGAGCCGTGTCCTGATCGAGCGCGCCAACACCAAGGCCGCTTCGCAGGGCGGTGGTTCGACCCAGGTGGCCGAGATCCAGCCGATCACCATCGCCGGCGGCGAGCACTTCGTCACCGTCATGCACCCGTTCCAGGCGCATGACCTGAAGACCTCCACGGATCCGGGCAACTGGCTGGACATCCAGAAGGCGGCAGCCGCCGCCGAAGGTGCCAGCAACCCGATCTTCAAGGACAACCTGGGCATGATCGGCAACACGATCCTGCACAAGCACAAGTCCGTGGTGCGCTTCGGGGACTACGGTGCCGGCGGAAACGTTGCCGCGGCTCGCGCGCTGTACCTGGGCCGTCAGGCCCTGGTACTGGCCTTCGGTTCGCCGGGCAACGGCCTGCGCTTCGACTGGTCCGAGGTTCCGCTCGACCACGGCAACGACATCGAGATCTGCGCCGGTGCGATCTTCGGCATCAAGAAGACGCGCTTCAACGGCAAGGACTTCGGCACGATCGCCCTGGATACCGCCGCGGCCGATCCGAACCCGCAGTAAGCCGCAAACCAAGAGCCCCGGCATGCCGGGGCTCTTGCGTTCAGAAACCAAGTTCTTAACAGGAGAAATCCATGTCCACGAAACTCGCAATTGGCCGCAACAGCGGCGCATCGTCGCCTGCCGCCGGCCTGCTGGTGGTCAACGACTACAGCTGGCCGGTCGAGGCCGGAGCGGATGGCGATCTGGTCCTGATCGGCGAGCTGCCGGCCAATCACAAGCTGCACAGCCAGGCCTCGGGCCTGTTCGCCAAGCTGGACGCCGCCGGCAAGTTGGCTGCGCAGAACATCACTGTCTTCATCCCGGACGCGATCGACGGCACCTCGGCGGCTGGCAACACCGTCATTGCTCCGACCGCAGTGGTGGCGGACACCGCTGCGTTCATTCCGATGTCCCTGCACCTGGTCGCGGAGGCCTTGGGCTCCAAGCCGGTGAATCGTCCGGTGTACGTGAAGCTCAACACCGCCCCGGGCGCCCAGCAGGGCGAGCTGATCCTGCGCCTGGCCGCGTTCCCGGCCTGAGCCACCCAACCGTAGCGGGGCTGCAGCTGCAGCCCCGCCTACCAGGAGCATCCCATGCTGATTGCATGCAAGTTCAAGCGCCCGAAAGCGCCCGTTGAGCTGGACGGCACTGTCTACTTCTTCGTGCCGATCGACCCGGCCAATGCCGATTCGGAGCACGTCGCCGACGTCGAAAACTCCGACCACATCCAGCGGCTGCTGGGCATTCCGGAGGCCTACTACATCGCCAGGGCCCAGAGCCTGCAGACCACCAGCAAGCCGGTAGCGCCGGTCGACTCGGCCGCAGGCCGGGAACCGCCAACGGCGCCGGTTGTCAGCAGCACCGGTACCGATGCCGGCGGCGATGGCTCAGGCGCCAGCACCACCACGAGCTCCAACACCGGCAGCAGTGAGCCGCCGGCAGGCGCGAACGTCGCAGCTACGCTGCCGCCGGAGATCGTCGAAGCGGCAGCCCAACTGAACGGCCTGAGCTGGCAGAAGCTGAAGGCGGAGTTGGCCAAGGGCGGCATCGCCAAGGTCGTGATCAAAGCCGCCCTCGATCTGGAGCTGGCCAAGCCGGAGCCCGACCAGCGCGGCACCACCCTGAAGGTGCTGAGCCAGGCGCTCGAGGAAGCCTGACGTGGAGGCGCGCACCCTCAGCCAGTTGATCGAGGAATGCCGGGAAGAGCTCGACGACGACGTGGCTCCTTACCTGTGGAGTGACGCCGCGCTGACCCGCCATCTCAACGAAGCTGTGGAAGAGGCGTGCATTCGGGCGCGGCTGCTCGTGGAGAGCGGCCGCCCCGATATTTGCCACATCAACCTTGAGCCCGGTCGGGCTGACTACACGCTTCATCCGACCGTGTACGTGGTTCGGCGCGCGGTGCTGGCCAGCAACCTGTCCGACCCGCTCTGCAGGACCACCAGCACCGCTCTCGACGGACGGCACTGCCACTGGCGCACCGAGGCAGGGCGCCCGGAGTACCTGGTGCGCGATCGGCAGGCCCGTGAGGTATCTGTCAGTCCGGTACCGGCGGAGTCGGACGTGTTGCAGCTCACTCTCTGGCGCGTGCCGGAGGCTGCAGAGGCGATGGAAGACAGCGAGGACGAGCCGGTGATCGATGCCATCCACCACCGGAAGCTGGTGCACTGGGCCTGCTGGCGGGCCCTGAACAAGCGCGATTCCGAGCAGCGGAGCACTGCGGACGCCGATCGCCACCTCGCACTGTTCGAGAGCTACTTCGGTGAGCGGCCCACCGCGCGCGCGCTGCAGCAGCTGTCGATCGACCCGACCACCGGCACCCAACCCATGTGGTTCTGACATGCCCGTTCGCGATGAAGATCTCCGCCCTGGTGGCCCGTGGCCACTGGGCATCAACAACGTGGCCGGAGAGGGGGCGCTACCGACCGATGACGACGGCATCCCGCGCGCGCTACGCGAGGCCGACAATGTCGACCTGGACGCCGCAGGCCGGCCGCAGCGCCGGCGCGGGCATCAGCGCTTTCACCCCGGGACGCTGACTCACTCGTTGTGGGGCCACGAGCTGCTGCAGTACGGGCTTTTTGTCGACGGTGGCCGGCTCCATGCTCTGCACGAGGACGAGCGTGTAGAGCCGCTGGGCATCGCGGTGGGCTTGGACCCCTTGAGCTACGCGCTGATCGGCGACCGCGTTTTCTTCAGCAACAGCACGGCAAGTGGATTCCTGGACATCGACCTGCAGGGGCATCCCTGGGCGCCTGAGCACCCAGCGGGACAGCCCGTCCTCGTGTCGGCGGCCGGCAGTGCCCTCGCACCAGGGCAGTACCAGGTCGCGGTGACGTTCTTGGACCGGCTCGGCCGCGAGTCCGGCAGCACGCTGGCCGCGGCGATCGACGTTGCCGAAGGCGGCGGCCTGGTGCTGACTGACATACCGCTGCCGTTGGCACCGGGCACGGTGTCGGCTGCGATCTACGTCTCCGGTCCGAACGACCAGGTGATGCGGCAGTACGCCATTCTTCCGGCCGGTACCCGCTCGGCACCGGTGCTGTCGCCCGGTGAGGGCAGGGCGCTCACTACTCAGTTCCTGCGGCCCCTACCGGCAGGCCACATCGTGCGCGGTGGGCACGGCCGGCAGTTCGTCGCATGCGGCCAAGAAGTCCTGTGGTCGGAAGCACTGCGCTACGGCTTGTTCCGACCGTCGGCCAACCGCATGCGGTTCAATGCTCCGATCGACTTGATGGAGCCTATTGGCGATGGGTCTCCCGATGGAGCGGGCCTCTACGTCGCCGCCGGCGCGCGTACCTATTGGTATGCCGGCGCCGATCCCAAGGACTTCAGTCAGACGGTGGCGCGCGGCAGCGGCGCGGTTCCCGGATCGGCCGTGGTCGTCAACGGCGACGTGATCGGTCTGCAGTCCGCAGCACCCGTTCTGATCTGGCTCGCGCGTGACGGCTATTTCTGCATCGGTCTGCCTGGCGGTCAGGTTCAGGTGCTGAAGAAGGGGGAGGCGGTCATCGATGACGCAGACCATGCCGCAGTGCTGCTGCGTCAGCAGGACGGACTCAGCCAGCTGGTTGCCGCGCTGCGGGCACCGCAAGGCCAGTCGCTGGCCGTGACCGATCGGGCCGTCGCCCACGTCATCCACCGGGATCCCTGACCCATGACTCTGTTGGCCAAACCGGACGACGTGAAGCGTCGCCTGGAGATCTGCCGCGCCTGTCCGAACGCCGAGCGTGTAGGACGTCGCCTCTTCCTGCGCTGCAGCCTCTGCAGCTGCCCCCTGGCAAGCAAGACCCGATTCCAAGGGGCCTCCTGCCCCGCGGGCAAATGGTAACCACCGAAGGAGCAAATCGATGAACGTCATGAAGGCCCTGCAATCCCTGGGCGCGGTGGGGCGCGATGCAATTCGCGCGATCCGCCAGCACAAGTACGAACGGTGCGAATCGGGTATCTACATTCCCGGCGCGCGCGTCAGCATCGGCGGCATCTTCCGGCACGCGCACGCGCCTGCTGGTGGCGAGCTCGGTCCATGGCAGATCGACCCGAACCGCCTGGTCAACGAAGGCCTGAACTATCTGCTGAACGCCGGAATGGGTGGTGGCAGTCAGCAGACCGCTTTCTACCTGGCCCCCTTCACGGGAAATGTCACCCCTGCAGCCGACTGGAAGGGCAGTACGTTCAAGGACGTGGCCTCCGAATTCACGGCCTACGCCCCGGCGACCCGACTGCCCTGGACTACCACGCCGTCCACGGCAGAAGCCATCGGCAACACGGCTGCACTGGCTGCAGCGACTTTGACCTATTCCGCAGGCGGTCCCTACAACCTGTACGGCATCGGGCTGCTGACCGGATCGGCAAAGGGCGCAACCGCGAACATCCTGATTGCAGCGACCCGGTTCGCGACCCCGCGCACCAACCAGCTCGCCGGCGACAAGCTGGCGATCGAGTACGTGCTCTCTGCCAAGGATGGGGGTGACGTCTCGTAATGAGCGGCGGGCGGCATACCGGCTGGACGCCGATCGTGGTGGTTGGCGATCGGGCGGCCGCCTCGCTGCATATGCCGGCGGGAAGGAAGCTACTGGGATTCGTAACGCAGGAGGCCGCTCGCAATGGGCTGGGGATCGCCAGTGCAAGGCAGGAAGCGGATGACGGAACCCTTATCGTGGCCGAGAAGATCGGTGAACTGACGCGGTTGACGATCATCACGCCGGAGCCGGAACCGCCGCTCGAGCCACTTGAACCCATGGGCGGCTTCATCCTGTGGCCTCGCTGGAATGTGCACACGGGTGATCCGGCCGACCGCGGCTCACAAGTGGACCCCACCGGTGAGAACCCGTCGGCCTGGCTCGAGTTCAGCGGCCGACGCCTGATCACGCGCTACTGGAAACGCTGGGACGTTGTCGACAGCATCACCGGGGCTCGCTACGAGAGCTACAACCAGCCAGACCGCTATCCCGCCGGTCTCCACTTCTTCGGCAACGTCGACTGGAAGGACGGTCGGGATCTGGCTCTGTCCTTCTATGGGTATGGCGTCCGGTACCTCCGCGACCTGACCCTGATCGACGACGGCGCGCGCTGGATCTTCCAGCAGGGCCAGATCCTGTTCGATCGCATTGCCTATCGGGATGCGATGGTCGATACACCTCCGGACTATCTGTCCTGGCGGCTGACGTCCGGTTGCCTGCGCAGGGGGGCGGATGGACATCATGAGCTGGTGGTGACGTTCACCCACTATGTGATCAACCAACCGACCACAGCTCAATCGGCGTTCGTTGTGTTCAGGGTCACTCGGAGCGAGGGAACGCCCGAAAAGGGTGATTGGGAAGTGGTGCAGGGCAGCCACCGCCTCCTTGGAATGACACCGGGCAGGATCAATCCACAGGACGAATCGTCCGCGAACGGTTTCAACGACGCTGCGCTGCCCTGGTTCTTCAATGCTGATGGGACCAAGGCAATTCGCACGGTGAGCAGTGAACCGACCACGGTGTTCGGCCTGGTCAATACGATGACGCAGGAGGTGGAAATCTCCGGCGTCGGTATCGACCATAGACTGAGCCGGGCCGACTACCTGATCGGCGACTACACCAACGCCCTTGGGGCCTTCGCGCTGGTCGCGCCGACTCGTGGCCTGGTGGCTTCCGACTATGCCGGTTCTGAGCGCAGGGATGCCTTCCTTGCGCTGCGCCTGAGCCAGGGGCAGGTCGCCACCGAGGCGACTGGGTACCGCGGGACCCTTCGCGTGCTCGTCGTGTTGGAGTTTGATGGCGGTGAACTGCCGTTGATCGACAGGGATTTCTCCGTCGGCAACGATCGCCAGGACTATCACCTCCTGGCGTACATGGATCTTCGCCACAACCTCTACTCCGGTTGGCGGATCCAGGGCGTGAATGGTGTCCACAGCATTCAACCATTCGCATACATGGGCGGGCGATTGCTGTACGGCGAGATCGAGGCCGTGGACTGGGACCCAGCCAGTGGCCTGCCAGCCCCTTTCCTCGGGCTCGACACGCGGGCCCCTGGCGGTGTCGTTGACGGTCTCGTTTTCGGGAACTACTGGACCGGCGCGTCGGGCTCTGGATGGGGGCCGCGCGACGGTACGCAGCACGGCGTGATCTGGCGCAAACACCCGCGCGAGGGCCTGGTCTTCTTCTCGGCCGCCGCAAGCCTCAGAACAGCCATGGTCCAACGCCAAGGCGTGACCGATTTCCTCGGCTTCGATTGGAGCGGGGGCTGGAACTACTGCAAGGGCCGCTACTGCGTGTCGATCCCCGGGCCCTACACCGGCACGCTCAACTACCTGACGGGCTACGAGCTCGGCGCGGTCACCGGCGTGATTGCCGATGACCGTCGCTTCTACCCGCTGACATCGCTGCCCAAACCCATATAGGAGCCTCAATGGCGGTCATCACTTCCACCGGGTTCGAAACGCTGCTGCTCGGGCCCACCTCGTTCGACGGGATCTTCCGGAACGGCTGCATCGAGATTCGCTCGGGGATCCAGCCCGCGCGTGCAGACCTGCCGCCTACGGGACAGCTCCTGGCGCGCATTACTCGCGACGGCGGACCGTGGCAGGCGGGCGGGACGGCCAACGGCCTGCATTTCGTCCGCAACGGTCGCTATGTCTACAAGGATCCAGTGCAACGCTGGCTTTTGCGAGGCGTCGCGAACGGCCTGGCCGGGTGGTTCCGGCTTGTGGGCAACGAGCCTGACCTCGGGCAGATCTCTTTCACCGCCCCGCGCATCGACGGAGCAATCGGACTGGATGACGGGTCCGCTGGCGACTTCCAGATGCGGCTTCCGACCCTTGCTGTTACCCCCGACACCAGCATCGAACTGGGTGACTGGTGGTACGCGATTCCCCCCCTCTGAACCAGGACCACGAACCATGACGATCTCGATTCCCCTTGCTCAGGCGCTGCTGCAGCAAGTCAAAGGCGCCCTCGATGGTGGCTTCATCTACATCTATGCCGGGCCGGTTCCGGCAACAGCCGATACTGCCCTGGACATGGCCGGCGCACATACCCAGGTCGCCAAGCTTGAGGTCGCGGGCCAAGGGCTGACCTTTGCGGCTCCAGTGGGGAACGTTCTGCCGAAGAACCCGTCGGAAGACTGGCAGGGCCTGATCGCCTTCGACGGCGCCAATGCTGCCGCACCGAACCTTTCGCCGTCCTTCTATCGCTTCTGTGCGGCTGGTGATGATGGAAGAGGGGCAACCACTGGCATCCGCCTGCAAGGCACCGCCGGTGGGCCTGCATCGAATGCGGCCGTGCTCTTCAGCTCCGATACCGTCGTTGCCAATGGCACCAACAGCACCGGCATCAGCATCTTCAACGTGGTCGCCGATCAGGCCAGCTGACATGTTGTCGAAGCCGCCGACCGCAAGATTCATTCCCCCGCAGCCTGCGCGTGAAGCACAGCCGTACAGTGCGGCCTATACGTTTTGCGGCGGGGAGCCCGCGAAGGGCTACTGGCGGCAGTCATGCAGCGAAGGGACGATGGCTGTCCCGAACAATGGCGCAGTGCAGTTGCCGCAGAACGCGACGATCCTGGGCTACGAGCAGTCCGGTGGCACCAGCTACGTGCGTTACCAGGTTTGTCGCAGCGTGTTCGTCCAGACGGCACCGCCAGGGCCTATCACGTGCACCAGCTATCCGGAGCAGAAGGCACGGCCCGCATCGCCTCGAGTTCCTGGCCGCTTCGAGTATGCGAGCGTGTTCGCGTGGGACGCCGGAGCTCGGAGTGACGCCGAGCTCGATGGTGATCTGGTTATGAAGCTGACAATGAGTCGGGTGGTTGGGGTTGTGGTGGGGCTGTGCACCGATCGGGACAGGCTGGAGGATCCTGCAGCCATTCTTCATGGGCTCTACTTCCACCAGAGCCCCGGCGGCTTGATGCAGGTCTGTGCGATCGAGTCTGGGGCAAGGGTCAGCGAAGTTCGAACCTACAGTGCGGAGGATGTCTGGCAGGTCCGCCGGGTGGGGGGCGTTGTCGAGTACGTCTGCAACGGCGATCGCTTCTACCGTTCGCTGCACCTGAGCGAAGGTCCGCTGCTGGTCGGCTGCGCCATGTTTGCCACCGGAGACGTCATCGAATGACCATTGAGTTCGTTCCCCTTGACGCCGTTTCGATTGAGGGAAGCGCCAGCTGCGCGCTGGTAGTCCGAGCGCGAGGTGCTGGCCGTGGACTTGCTGGCAGCGGCGCCGCCGTGCTGAGGCTTCGCGGCGCTGGCGTCGCGCAGGTTCGATTCGGCGGCGGTGTGGATCCCGTTGTGCCAGCGCACGGTGCTGCGGCTCTGCAGCTCAGCACGGATGGGGTGGCATCGCTACACCTGGTCGGGGAGGGAGGTGCATCGGTCCTGGTCGTAGCGGCTGGCTTCCAGACCGCCCCTGGTCATGGTGGTGGTGCGGCGAGGCTTGCGATCCACGCGCGTGGACGCCAGCTCACAGAGCCCATGGCCTATGCGGGGCTCGAGGCCATTCCTCGCATGGTGTCGTCCTTCGGTGGGTTGTGGTTTGTGAGCCCACGGGCTGCGTTGGACATGGGACAGTCGGAGTCGACATTGCCGACCCACGTGCTGGGCGAGGCCTTGGCCGTCGCAGCTGGGCGGCGAAGCACCCAGTCAGGCAACGGCGCTGCCGCTGATGTGTTGAGCCTGGAGGACACTGTCGCGATCGTCTACCAGCTCCTGGTGGAGGAGGGTGTCGTGTTCGCGCCGGCGCCGCAGGCGACGGTCTCAAAGCTGGAGCGAGTTCTAGACAGGCTTCTGCTGCTGGGTGCGTGCCGGTCCTATGCGGACGCGGTCAATGCGATTGCCGGCGGCTTGTGGTTTGGTGCTTTGACCGAAGTCCTCAAGTCCGAGCGTGTCGCCGATAGCCTGGTCGCTTCGGAGGTGGTTGGGAGCCTGCAGCGTGCGGCGGACCGTCTCGCAGAAGCGCTGCTGATCAACGCAGACGCCTTCGGATCGGGTACCGGCGTCGTACTGGTCAATGAGCGCGCGCTGGCGAGGGCCGGTGAAGTGAATAGTGCCGAGGCCCTGCAGCGTCTGGGCGACGGGCTGGGGTTCGTCACGCGCTTGGCACTGGACACGGGTGAGTACATTGCATGGGTTCTGAACACCGAGAGCCGCGGTCTGTCGCGGTACACGGAGTATCCGTTCAACAGCTTCGCCAAGATCGGCAACCGATACTACGGTGCGGCGAGCGACGGACTTCACCGACTTGACGGCGATGACGACGATGGCCAGCCGATCGCCGCACGCATCAGGCTCGGGCTTTCCGCGCTTGGGACGCGCCGGCTGAAGCGGGTGCCAGAGGCGTTCGTCGGGTACACCAGCACCGGCACCTTACTGCTGCATGTGATCACGGTGAACGAGGAATCTGGCCATAAGGAAGCCGCCATATACAAGATTCTGGAGCGACCGGCGACAAGCACGCGCGAGACGCGCTGGAAGCTGGGCAAGGGAATCAAGGCAGTGGACTTCGACTTCATCATCGAGAACGTGGATGGAGCCGACTTTGATCTGGCGGCGATCGAGTTCCGGCAGGTCTATCTCGAACGACGTACAAGGGGGTAGGTATGGCGGGGCCTTGTTTTTGGCGCGAGCTCAGTTGTAACCGCGCGCGATAAATGGGCCGTGGAATGCGCGATAAATGGATGCTGCCGCAGATTGCGTAGCGTGTAACGAATTTGCAGATGCAGAAACGCCCCGGATGGCCGGGGCGTCAGGTTGAGGCTGCTGCGGACCGAATGGGGCGGTCAAGCATCCAGAGCTGGATGGCCGTGCACGATCTCGCCGAGCCGGTGGACAGCAACCTCTTGCAGCTTGGCCAGCAGGCAGACCAGCGACCACACGCGGGCGCGAGAGATGCCGTTCAAGTTGGATTCGGGGCTGATCAGGTCGATGATCGCAGCGCGGGCCTCGCCAATCCCCTCATCACTGACCCCCTCCGGCAAGTTGCGTGCCTCAGTGGCGTGGAAGAGCATCGCCAGGTTATCCCGGTTGATGGCGTCATTGTTGCCCCGGACTTCCAGTGCGTCGCGCAGGCCATTCAGCGCTCCGGCAATGGTGTCAAGGTCATCATGGGCTTGGGATGCTGCCAGCTTGAGCGAGCGGGAAGGGGGCTGGCTGGCGGAATTGGTCATGTTCAT